GCCGGTGCATGAGCGCTTGATTTACTTCCGCGACGGCGAGGGCAGCGCGGTGAACGATGCGTCCCGTTACCACGTCGTAGAGAGCGCTACCGCATGAATGCGCCCTCCATTCGACATGCTCCGTGCGGCGTTCTTTCTGCTGGCGACAGTTATCCTCGCGCAGTTGGTCTCTATCCTGGGCGGCGCGGCTACCTGCTACTTCCTGTTTATCACCGGCAAGGCTGAGCCGGGCGCCTGCTCCAGCTTTCTCGGACAAGCACGCGAGATGTGGGCTGAGGTGCTCGCTGCCATCTTGGCACTGCTGCTGGCCGCACGCACACCACCCAAAGAATGAACCATGAGCGGCACGAACTCACTGTTCCAGAGCAACCCCTTCGGCAACTGGCAAGGGCAGCCGCAGAACGCGCTGGCGCCGGTCAACGACGCCTCGGCGGTAAACTCCATCTACAACGTCAACACGGCGTCGCCCCAAGGAACGTTCTATGGCGAGAACGGCTACCAGTATCCCACAACAGTCCAGCCGCAGGCAGCCGCTCCAGCAGCGCCACAGGCCGCAGCAGCGCCACCGCAGGCACCGACCTACACGTCACCCTATCCCGCATCACCGGCATACAACGCCGCATACAACACGCAGATGGGCCTCAACCAGAACGTCTACGGCACCACCGACACCACGAAGCTCGGCATGCTCGGAGCAGCTGGGTTCCCGCTATACACAGATCCAAGACTTCTGCAGGACCGGCTCGCGCAGACCTATCAGGCCGGCGGTCCCGACGCCCAGGCGGCACTCGACGAACTGCGGAGGCTGTGGGCACCGACGAGTGGCGGCGGCGGTGGCGGTGCAGGCGACCTCAGCGGCGGCGGCTCCGGTGGCCAAGGCCAAGACGCCAGCGGGCAATGGTAATGAGCGCATCCGTCTCCATCACCAAGGCCAACGTCCGCATTCCTCACCCGGAGGATTACGGCAAGCACGCCGACGGCGTCACCATCGATGCCTACTCCGGCGACGTCGACAAGCAGCACGAGCAGATGGTGCGCTGGTTCGAAGAGTCCGAAATGGCCCGCATGGATGAGATCGAACTCGCCCAGCGTGATCGCGAATACTATGACCACAATCAATGGACCAAGCCGGAGCTTGACGCCCTCAAGGCGCGCGGTCAGCCACCCATCGTCATCAACAAGATCCACGACAAGGTCTCGCTGCTCTGCGGCCTGGAACGGAAAGCGCGCACCAACCCCAAGGCATTCCCTCGCACGCCGAATGAGGACCAGCGCGCCGATGCGGCCACCCAGGCGCTGCGCTATATCTCCGACTTTAACAACTTCGACGTTATACGCAGCCAAGTGTTCGAGCACATCCTGGTCGAAGGCGCTGGCGGCGTAGAGCTGGGGCTGGAGGACGACGGCAAGGGCGGCGCTGACGTCATCTTCACCACAGTCCCGTGGGATCGTATCTGGTATGACCCGCACAGCCGCAGCTACGACTTCGCCGATGCGCGGTATTGCGGGCTGGTCATCTGGATGGACCGCGACCAGCTGGAGGACCTGTATCCGAACGCTACCGACGTCATCGAGACCACGTTCAGTAGCACGGTAGACTGGGCCTACAACGACCGGCCCGACAACGTGCTGTGGACCGACAACCGGCGCCAGCGCGTGCGGATTGCGCAGTGCCACTGGAGCGAACGCGGAACGTGGTGGACGGCGACGTTCAGCAAGCACGGTATGCTGACGGATATTCAGCCGTCTCCGTTTAAGGATCGTCGTGGCAAGAGCACCTGTGGGCTGATCCTGCAGTCGGCATATATCGACCGCGAGAACCGCCGTTACGGCATGGTGCGCGGGCTGATCTCGCTGCAGGACGAGATCAACAAACGCCGCAGCAAGGCGCTGCATCTGCTGAGCGTGCGCCAGGTCATTGCCGAGCAGGGCGCGGTCAAGGACGTGGACAAGGCGCGGCGCGAGGTGGCGCGGCCGGACGGCTACGTCGAGGTGACGCCGGGGATGCGCTTCGAGATCGAGCCAGGCGGGGACTTGGCGCAGGGCCAGTTCAACTTATTGACCCACGCTACGAATGAGATGCAATTGAGTGGCCCCAACGCGGCCATGAGCGGCACAGATAGCCGGGAACTCAGCGGCCGCGCGATACTCGCACAGCAGGCCGGCGGCGCTGTGCAGAACGAGCCGCTGGCGGACTCGCTAAGGATGTGGAGCAGGCGCGTCTACGAGGTCGCCTGGATGGCGGCGCGGGAATACTGGGGGGCATCCAAGTTTGTGCGGGTGACGGACGACCTCGGTGCGACACGCTGGGTCGGCATCAACATGCCCGTCACCGTGCAGGACCAACTAGCCAAGATGACGGATCAGCAGCGCGCCATGGTCATGCAGCGCATGCAGATCGTGCCCGGAGATCCGCGGCTGCAGCAAGTGGTCGGCATCGACAATCAGATCACCGACCTCGACGTCGATATCACCGTGGAAGAGGGACCCTCGACGCCAACCCAGCAGCAAGAAGAATTCACCACTTTAGTCCAACTCGCCTCGATGCAACCCGGCCTGATCCCCGGCGACGTGCTCATTGCGGCGTCCTCGCTCAAGGACAAGGACCAGTTGCTCAAGCGCATGCAGGAGCATCAGCAGCAGCAGGCGCAAGTCCAGCAACAGGCGGGGGCAGCCGCACAGGCTCACGCCCAGGCCGACATCCAATCCAAGCAGGCGAAGGCCGCAGCGGACATGGCGCTGGCCAAGGAGCGGCAGGTCAACGCCGTGCATGGCATGCACCAGATGCACAGCGACTTCAGCGCGCCACCCTACGGCCAGCCCTATGTGGCGCCTGATGCGCCGTCCGCGCCGGGCACCGTAGGGCCGCCGCAGCCCACCCCCGAAATGATGCTGCAGCAGCACCTGGCCGACGTCCGCCAAACCCACACCGCGGCCGATGCGAATGAAGCCACCGTGCTGCAGAAGCTCGCCGCTGCGCACGCGGCGCTGAACCCGGCACGGCAGACACCAGGTGCTGCTGCGGTCGAGCACGCGACAGCGCTGCAACGCCTCGCCCAGGCCAAAGCCACGCTGCACCCGCCACCACCCAGGGCGCCAGCGCGCTAATCCCAGAGGACCCCATGGCTAACGACAACCCGCAGCTCGACGCCTTCCTGGCAGAGGGGGCGCCGCAGGAGCCCGCACAGGCGCCTGCAACGCCAGCACCACCAGAGTCCCCACCGGCAGAGGCAAAGCCGTCAGCGACGCCCGCAGCGCCCGCTAAGGCCACGGAGAAGGCTGCCAAGCCGGAGGAGCCGGACGACGACGCCGAGCCGCCCGCGCCATCCCCTGGTGAGGCCGTCGTCCCGCGCCGCGCTCTCGAGGACGAGCGCCACAAGCGGCAAGATTGGAAGCAGCGTGCGGTCGAGGCCGAAACCCGGCACCAGGAACTCATGCGGCAGCTGGAGGAGGCCAAGAAGGCCCCACCGCCGGTGCCACAGCAGCCCCCGCCGCAGATGCAGCCGCTGCCCGACCCACAACAGGACCCAGTGGGGTTCGCTCGTGGTTTTGCCATCCAGCAGCAGCAGATGTTGCTCAACGAACGCCTCAACATGTCCGAAATGATGCTGCGGGAGAAGCTCGGGCCAGACAGGGTCGACGAGTATGTCAACGAGTTCAAGCAGCACGCCGAGCGTGACCCGACGCTGTTCGGAAAGTTATACACCCAGACCAATCCATACGGCTGGATGACCCGTGAGGTCGACCGGCTGCGACTGCAGCGCGATATCGGTGACGATCCCGCCAAGTTCCGCGAGCGCCTGATCGCCGAGGAACGGGCCAAGTGGGAAGCGGAAGCCGCGCAGCGCGGACCAGCGGTGCCGCAGGCCGCACCAGTGCCCGGTATGCAGCCGTCACTCGCCAATGCGCGGTCCGTCGCAGGGCGCACGGCAGCCGCATGGACCGGCGAGCCTAGCCTCGAGGACGTGCTTGCCCCGGTGCAGAATCGCAAGCGCCAGAACGGACAAAGCAGGGGGTTTTAGTCGGGGTGGCTGAGGTTCACCAACTCCCGCAGCGTCAGGCCGATCGCGTTGACCGACTGCTCAATGCCACTCATCCGGGCCTCAAGCGCGGTAAAGCGCGCCTCCAGCGCACCGAAGCGGGCCGGCAGCGGCTCGATCATGCCACGCAAGGAAGCCTGCTCGGCCTGAACCTGCAGTAGCGTGCGGCCGATCCACTCAAGGTTAACGGGGGCGTCGCTCATTTATGGAAGGCTCCGCGAAGTTGCTTAGCGACCCTATCTCTGGCGGCCTTGGCCTCTTCTATAGAGGCGAATGGACCCAGGTGCGTGCGTCGCTTCTCGTGGCTGATGGTGGCAACCCAGTGCTTGCCCTTAAGGAATACGCCAACCGCTCCGCTTCTGTTGTTCTTCATCGGCTTGCTTCGGACGTTGTTCGGACCGTGAGGAGATTCGCGCAAGTTGGCAATGCGATTGTCGGATGGGTTCTCGTTGATATGGTCGATCTGGTCCTGCGGCCATTCTCCATGGACGTAGAGCCATGCGAGGCGATGGGCGAGATAGTGCCTGGAGTTGATGTCGATCCGAATGTAGCCGTTTTTGTCAGGGCGATGTCCCGCCGCCGTTCCGTTGCGTCGGACGTTCAGCCATATCGGCAGTTCGTCGCGCCAACGCCAGAAAAACATTCCGAGTTTGGGATGGTAATCCAGCACGGTGCGGAGATAGTCCGCCGTCAGGGGATCGTCTAAACGGGGCTTAGCCATCGGGGTGCTCCTTCACTCGGGTGGTCAGAGGTCTGGCGCTGGGTCTGAACCGGCGCCGACCTCGCCTCTATACCACAGTTCGCGAGGCTTGCAGGCGTAAATCGCCTCGCTTCGCCACGTTCCATGCTGCCGCCGAGCAGGGCCGTAAGGGTCCAGAACGGGCGTGACGTGCTGCCGCCGAGCATACGGGCGTTTCTGCAAGTAACTGCAAGTAACCCGTATGAGGAGTGCGTGTCATCGCTGACATGAACGTCACACCGGCTAGACCGGGACTTACGCCTGTCCAATGGAGTTCTGACTTCTGGGTGGAATACATCCGCCAGAATCAGTTCACTCCCTACTTTGGCACCACGATGGATGCCATGATCCAGCTGCGCACCGATCTAACGCGCGAGCCGGGTGATAGCGTCGTCTTCCCCACCGTCCGCTCGCTGGTCGGGGCCGGGGTAACTGGGAATGCGGTCCTAGAGGGCAATGAGGAAATCCTCAACGCCCGATCGCTCAAGGTGCCGGTGGGCGTCATTCGCCACGCCGTCGCCGTCAGCCAGTGGGACGAGCAGAAAAGTGTCATCGACCTGCTGAACGCCGCCCGCCAGGTCCTCAAAAACTGGGCGATGAACAAGCTGCGCGCCGATATCATCCTGTCGCTCGGTGCAGTG